ATTTGTCTTCACCTCTAGCCATCTTCAAACCTTCTTTTACACCAAGTGACCAAGCCTGAGTTAACTCCATATTGATTCCAACAATCAAGTTTTCAAGCTCGCAAGGATCGATTAATTCTCTGAATCTCTCCAGTAAGGTATTCTCTACCTTCAACATACACTCATCAATATCTTTGCTTAACATCTTAATTTACCTCTAGTGTGAATTATAACATAAAGAGGGCAAAATGTTAACTTATTTTTCAATCACTGTTTGAGCAGTTTTTTGCATTCTTTCCAAACGATCAAAAGAAAGTTCGGTTATTTCATACAAACCAAACATTATTATTGCTGCAATTATTGCTAACCAATACCATTTTTCACCCATATTTATCACCTTTTAATATCAATTATAGCATTTTTATAAACACAAATTCTTCGTTCTTGAGAATCTGTAAGAATAATACCGTTTGCCTTAGCGCATAAAGCTGTATCTTCTTTAAGTTTCTTTTCTGATATAAAGATAAGACTACCAATTACCAAAAAGAAAATAATTATAAAAGCGATAAGTATGTTGTCTGACATTTTAATTTTTTACAGCTTTTGATTCCAAGTAAACTTGGTAAGTGCCGGATACCTTTTGCTCAATACAAAATATATCCCAACCAGCTCTTTCATAAAATGAAGTGATCCAGTCAATATCAAAATTAGATATCTCTTGATCAAATTCAAAACAAAATCTTAATCTCAAATCTTCATTGTTTAAGCATTTTAAATTTCGTTGATGTTTATAATCAACAAGTTTATCTTCAATTATTCTAACTACTTTTTCTTGAGTTCTAGCGTTACTAGATAACGCTCTAAATCTTGAAGGTGGTGTCACTTGCATTTTGCTATCCATACTTTAAGTTTTGTACCAGCTATTTTATATTTTTTGCTCTAAATGTTTCAGTTTGTGAATGACAATTGGGACAAATAATTCTTAAATTTTCAATTTTATGATTAAATCTATTACCGTCAACGTGATCTAATTCACAATTTAGAGATTTTCCATTCCAACTATTAATTCCACAAATTGAGCATTCATTCTTAAAAATCCCAGCTTTAAAAAGCTGATTTTTTAATTTAAATGTTTGATACTGCGGGTGTTTTCCAGCTAAAATATCATCAAGCGAGAAACCGTTTTTCCAAGGCTTTTTATGTCCCTTACCACCTCTATTTGGATTATAAATTCCAAGTTTTATAGCAATTCTTTTAAAAGTATTAAAATGTACTTTTGATTTTATGGCTGCTTCAGCCATCGAATTTGATGTTTTAATAGACTCAATAATAACTTGTTCTAAGGTTATTGCATTCATTTTTACCTCTACTATAAATGAAACTATTTATAGTAGAGGGATTGCTTATAATGTTACGTTTGTACCGCCGGCGGGATTTGAACCCGCAAGCCCGAAGGCGGCAGATTTTCAGAAGTAATTTCGTCCAGTGAAATTACTTGAAAAAGTCTGCTGTGTATACCCTTCCACCACGGCGGCATTTTTAAAAGGTGAAGAACAAGGAATCGCTCAAGAAGGGTGGGGCAAACAATCGATAAATACTTTCGTACTACGATCCGTCAGCAGATAATCTTGAAACTTCGGTTCTTCTTTTGAAAGTATTTTAACTCGATCCAGCGAGCTTGTACACATTAATAAAGCTATAACCAGTTCCATTAGGCTTTGACAAGTAACTGGTTATTTTCTTTCGAACTATTTCGCCAGCTTCAACCATTTGCCAAATCAACTGGCGACCGCGTTCATAATCAGGATCATCATTACGAATACCATTTAGAATCGCCGCCGATGAAATTGCTGTAGTTCTACCTTTTAATGAAATACGAATTAGCGTTTGAATTTCACTATCAGTCACTGATTGGATCTCCTGGAAGAGAAATTGAAAGTGTTCCTAATCGTTGTTTCAGCCAATTAAAAACATAGTCTCGTTGCTCAATATTGTCAAAATGCCAGTAGATTGGTTCAGCTGTAGTTAGAAATTTAATAACAGGTTCTGAGTGACCGCCCTGCGTATAATTTTCAAAACTTACGATATGAGCTTTTGCAATTGGTTTATTTTTACCAGCAACAAGAAACATAATTCACCTAGTCATTGATTAATGTGAAGAAATCTAAAGCATCTTTTGTCCTAGAGCGGGTGAAGGGATTTGAACCCTCGACAGCTTCGTTGGCAACGAAGAACTCTACCGCTGAGTTACACCCGCTTATTAATTAATCCAGTTCCATATGTATTATGTTTATGATTCCATTCCTGTATCTTAACCATTAACTGATCAATAGTCAAATTACATTTATGGCCTTTACTAATATTTTCACCGTGAATAAGCAACTGACAGTTTGCTGGATGCTTAATTATGTCAGGTGAAATATTTTTTTCAAAGCCAAATTTCACAGAGACGATATGATCTCTTGAAACACCGTTTAAATTATCTCCGCGATTTTTAGCTCTATACCAACCGTGTTTCTCAATTAATGAGAAATCGAATTCATCTGGAAAATCATTTAACGCGAAATTGAACGCGCATTTCATTCTGTAAAGTTGTAAAGCAGAATATTTCTTAGGTCTTAATTCTCTACTACATTTTGCAGAACAAGCATTACTTTTAGTAGAGTATTCTTTACCACAGTTTGGACAGATTTTATACTTGATTGGCTTTAATAAAGAATTTCCAATTTTCTGTTTTGTTTCTTCAGAATGTTCTCTTTTATTAGCGCAACTCCGCGAACAATAATATTTTTCTTTTAACGGAAAAAGGTTTTCTGATTCTTTAACGGTGAATGATATTTTACAACATTCACATTCAACTGTAAATACCTTTATTTCGCCTTTTCGTTCTAGTGCGTTTATTTTTAACGCATCGGCAATTTTACTGCCAGTACGTTCTTTTATTTCTAAATAACGAGGATTTTGTTTACACCATCTCTCGTGATTCGCAATTTGATTTGCTTTACTGTTTGGTAATTTAAACCCACAGTGTTTACATTCTCTGTCCTTTAACATTGATCCACTTCATATAGTTTTCCATAACTATATTTATAGTGGAGCCAACGTCAATTGAACTAACTACTTCGTGGAGAATCGGGGATTTGAACCCCGCTGAAATCTTCGGTGCAAGCGAAGCGACCACCCCAAGCAGTCCCATTCCCCCAATATGTGGAACAAAAATCGTGAACGGATTTCATATGAACGATAACCATCCACTGCGGTTCCAGTGTACTCTCACCGAGATTCGAACTCGGACATAAGTAGTTTTTGAAACTACCGCCTCTACCAATTGGGCTATGAGAGCAATATTGACAACAAAACAGAATTTCGAATTGCTAGCCTTTCTAGCGTAGCCTTGCCTTTCGACGCGGCATGGAGTCGAACCATTTCTTCATTAAAGATAATCAAAATTCAACGGTTGTCGTATTTTTTCTTAAGCAAGCGCTGCAACTGGATGATGAGTCATCAAAAGACAACGCTTACATAAAACTAAAATTGAGGTTACTACCTCTAAAACTGTAATAACGACGGTGATTACTGCCAATAGCTTTGTCATGATGAACTCCAAGGTTAACAAATAAAGCTATTTAATCACCATAATATTACGGTTGTATTACAAATAAGGTGACAACAAAAACGATATTCGAAAAGTGGCAACCAACCTTCAAGCAGGGAGTCGAACCCTGAACTACTTTATTTCAGAAAGGTAATCAAATATCAACGGTTGTCTTTGTAGCGGGTGTTGGCTCTGCCCCAACGATCTTCGGCTTATGAGACCGACGAGATAACTAACTTCTCCAACCCGCTATTTTATTTATAGCTCCTCATCATCATAATCTTCTGTATAATCTACGATATCGAGATTATGTTCCTGACCTTCAAAATCGCCCGGATTTCCAAAAGCGATGAATTCACCATACTTTACGTGCGGAATTAACTTTGACCCTCGTAAAATTCTACAGTCACCATCATAAAGAGCGATATTTTCAATACCCTCAGCTCCTGAATCTGTCCAAAAACAGACTTCAGTTTCAGGATCAACGTCAATCTGTTCAATTATCGCTTTGAAGTTCTTCCACTTCATACTTTACTATTACCTGGTAAAAATCACCTTCAGCATAGCATAATCCGCCTTGTGGCTGCCAGCCAAATTTCATATATTCAACAACGTTTTTCTGAAGTTCCCAAGACGTTGAAGCTTGAATAATTTCATATGATGTAATTTTTTGCATTTATTTTTCCAATGTACGAGTGAGAGGACTCGAACCTCCACGCCTTTTGGCACAAGAACCTAAATCTTGCGTGACTACCAATTTCACCACACTCGCATTTTTTTACTATTGCTGACGACGGCGCTGGCAATAAGCGGTAATTTTATTATCAATCCATTGACCATAACGCAATGGACCGCTGAACATTATCAGAACGATACAAACCGCAGTTGCTATTGGGTTCAACAAAAACAAGAAAAGCAAAATTAAAAGCGTACCTGCACCAGCAACCATATAAAATGGCATCAACATTTTAAGTACCTCTCAAATTAGAAAATACAATGAAATAAACGCAACTTCAATTCCAGCTATAACATATGCAAAAAAAGCAGTTGCAAACTCTCCTAAACCAGTTCCAGCTCCACCACTTGGCTGGTATTTCCCTGTTATCTTCATAAAGATAAAGATCCATGGCCCAAAAATTATAAGACCTACAACAAAAATAGCCCAACCAACAGTTTCCAAAATTGACATTATCATCTAAAATCCTCATAGGATATTTGTAGTGGTGGAGGTTACGGATTCTCCGTTGTCTTGCGCTACTTAAGCTAGCAATGTAGTCGCTCCTCAACCGATTTAGTATTTGTTAATGTAACTATTATAAACAGTTAGTCAGCTTTGTACACTGTTTTGTTCATTCCAATCACCTAAGCGTGTATATTCTTCAGCGCACTTGTTACAAATATTGATTTTACCACCAATATCATTACCATCCCAATAACAACGATAAGTTGCGCCACAGTGTGGACATTTAAACGCTGGTTTGAGTTGCCAGAATGTTGGGCATTCAAACAAGTAATGCTTAAGCTTTCCTAAGAAAGACCATTTTCGTGTAATTGTACAAACCATTCCCATAATATTGCGTCTCTTTATTTTGGCGGAAGATACTGGATTTGAACCAGTGAGTCCGTGTTAGGGACTAACGTCTTAGCAGGACGCCGGTTTAAGCCACTCACCCAATCTTCCAAATTTTAAACACTACGCGCTATTTCTTGAATTTTCTTTTGAAAATCCTCAGCATCTTCTGGTTTCAACCAGAAATTATAATTAAACCCAGCTCCTGAATATGGTTGTTCATTTCTTAAGAAAATTTCAACATCATAAAAGAAACTACATACAACAATTTCCATCTCTGAGTTTTTGATCCACTCGTGAATTCTACGCCAACGAGCAAAATCTACAGGTATAAACAAACTTGGTCTTCCAAGATTCACTATTTCATACGTTTTTGCGTTATCAAATTTTACTATCATCTGTAGTTCCTATAAAATTGCCGATGAGAGTAAGTGCTCTTATGGGTCGGCAAAGCTCCAACTTTATAAGGTGCTAAACAAAAATACAATCGGGTGCCTAACCAACTAGGCGTCTTTCCCGTCGAGTGGGAAAGATTAGAGTCGAACTAATGATAACCGATACGTGACGGTTTAGCTTTATTCTTCAAGATTTATCAAACTGTCTTTCTTAATACACATATAACCGCTGTCACGACTATATTTTAAAATTCCACCTTATCTATTCATTTCGGATAAGTGAAAGTAATCTCGTGGTCTTTGAAAGTACTTTTCAAACATCTCGCGTTGCGTCATACGCCCTTTTGTGAAAGCGTTTTGAGAATTTTTCGGGCATTAGGATCAGTTATTACCAACATTTAAATTTTTTCCATCTTAGTAAAAAACTGAACAATGAAATATGTGGAGCCCCAGAGAATTGAACTCTCGTAGACACAGTACTTGCAAAGCACCGCCGCAGACCACTGCTGACCCCATTGTTACTCACTTACAAACTGCTGAAGCGTTTCAATCGCACCTTCAACGTCTCCATCTTGAAGCTCTGTAAGAGCGTTACGCATTCCAGTTGTTAGCTTGGTTACTTCAAACTCAAGCTTTCGAACTTGCTCTTCTAACATTGCTTCTGCTATCGTGCTAGCCATTTGAATATTTCCCGTAAATTGTATTCAAAATTTCTTTTTCTTTATTTTCATAATCACGAAGAACAGGTGAAACGGGTTGTTTTTCAATTATTCGCTTTAACACATCCTTATCAATTTTGCGTGATACTTTATAAGCACCAACCTGAGCATAAATAACCTCAAGCGGCAACCCCATTTTCTTTTTTACTTTGGTGAGATAAATAGCACGTTGCTCTGTCTCATCATCCCAAGCTTCTTCGTCAAATGTATTCATAGTGTGGAGACCCAGGGTACCGCCCCCTTGTAGTCAATAATCCTGCCAGGATCATCCGCAGTCTTCTGCTGTCCCCAAAAATTCTGACACCAATTATTGTTTCTGCCCGACTAAACGGTTGGGAATTTATGTAGGAGCCGTAGTGCCAGCGGTCCACCCAGTTTCATACTTAACGCGTCCGTTAAGCTAAGATAAGTTGAAGAACAAAAGCTCTGTGAAGGGGGAGTGGTTTGATGATGAATCAAAGTGATAACCCTTTACATTTCGGTTCTTCGTGCGGAGAGCTGAGGACTTGCACCCCAAACCATTTCTGGTTCCCACCGATTTCAAGTCGGGTCCGGCCTGCTTATCCGGTTAACTCTCCAAATTATTCATACTGTTCTATAAAATTTTTTCCATATTTTTCAATTACAAAATTCAAATACAGTTTTAAATCTTCAAATACTAAAACTTTTATATCTGGATTTGCTAAATGCTTAGCTTTCCATTGTTTAGTCACATATCCTTTTATTTCAATAATTTCATCATTAACAATAAAATCAGGAAAATATTTTCTAATTTTTCCATTAAATTCATAATTCCTAAAACCATCAAATCGTTTTATTGGAATTTGATTATCCAAATGATAAATTACAAAAGCTAACTCCCAACTTGAATGACAATAAAAACCTTTATACCATCCTTTCTTACCTCTACCGGAATTTTCACGATATCCACCATTATATTTCTGGGCTTTTATAGATATTTTTAATTTTCTAATTAATTCAGCCTCTAGCGTTTTTCCTTTTCCTTTATTAGGATTATTTCTTAATTTTTCTTTTGTTTCTTCACTGTGTTTAACGCGTTCATCACCAGTTAAACCATAATTCCATGCTTTCATACCTTTTCTAATTCGATTTCCGGCTTCAGTAAAACATTTTTTCTGATGTTCCATTTCAGCAGGAGCTGAATGCTTTAATTTAAAATGCCCTGGGATACCTAAATTAGAAATAAGTTTCTTACAAATTATACAAGAACAAGGTTTTGATTGTGTCATAGTTATTTTTAAAGTAAATAACTATTTATAGAAAAATAATTAAGACTGGTGCAATAAACCAAGCTCTAGCACCCGTCCAAAAGTTTGTTAGGAACTAAGCGGGACATTCCTAACGCTCTATATACATCCCCGCCAATTGACTTCGTCTCTGTCCAGTCCTACAGCCAGCCCATTATCGCTTCTACTCTCGTATTACTACGAGCCACAAGTCTCAATCCACTAGGGCGCCAACTTGAAATAATTAGTTATCTAAGATAGTTGGCAATCTCAAATTCTTTAAGAACTCAATTGAAGTTTTTCAAGCTTCATTTCTGCTTTAACCGCACGTTCATTCATCAGATTGAAGTCAAAATTCAATTGATGCAAAATCTTTTCGTGATCTTCACGACTTCGATTTAACTGTTCGTGCAGGTCCGCGATCATTTGATCTTTACTTTTCAGGTCAATTTTTGCATTGTATAGCTTCATTCCTAACCAAGGAAGAGCAATGAAAACAATCAAACCTAAAATAAACAGCGCTCCAAGAGAAACTATCATCTTAACTCCAACGATATTATACTAACACAAATAAACAAAATGTACAATGTTTTTTGTCAAGCATGCAGGATTCGAACCTGCGTCTCAGCGTCCCGAACGCCGTGCTAAATCAACCTCAGCTAATGCTTGATTATTTTGTCAGTGACCTCGGACTCGAACCGAGAACCTCAAGCTTCCAGAGCTCGCCGTCTACCAATTGACATTAGTCACTGAATTTTAAAACCTTATCAACCCATTCCTTAGGAAAGTCTTCGTATAATTCAAACTTACGAAGTAAGCCCCGTTCTATATCCTCTTTCCACATGGTCACCGTTAGGTTTAGCATGCGCTTACCATGATAGTAACCATTTTGATTTGAAATCATTTCCCCAAATGACTCTGAGTAATAAAGCTCCAAGAGCATTTGCTCGCTAAAATCCAGTTCATGTTCCCAATCTTTAGAGAACAGGCGATAAATTTCAGCCATGTTACGAAACTTTCTTGTTACGACTTTAGGCCTGCTTGGCGCTGTGACATAAACAACCTCCTTTATTTTTTATTGTTTGACGACCTTTTCTTGCGGATCGTTGTCTTATCTTTAATAAACAATCATCCGATCCGCAAAATTTCACTCGACTTTTATTTTTTAGTGGAGTAAATTCAACTTCACATATTGGACAAAATGTTGATTCACGTTGAATAAAAACAGGTCGTTGAAATTTTCTGCCTTTAACCCATCCATCTGGAATAGATTCTGTTTTCATAATTCTAACACTTTCTAAGGTGTCACAATTATAAATCCACATTTTACCAAATTGCGAGTTCTTTTCGCCATCATGAGGCCGTCTTTCTGCTAAAGTCGCCTTCATTTTTCGTTTGTATTCATCAGAGTGCTTTCGTCCATAAAAGATACCATGAGGATATTTTTCTCTGCTTTTTTCTCTAGCTTTTACAAAAGCTTTGCGTGTCCTCTCTTTAAAAGCCTTATCATATTCTGGATCTTCTTCTCTTTTACGCTTTACGCCAGCAGCTCCAGAAGCTGCCCAAATAACAAAAGTATGACGGCGTCTTTCAACGCCTTCTGGAGAATTAACACCAGTCCAATGTTCACCGCCGGTTGCTAAATTCATACACTGCGTATCTTTTAATAAGTCTTCATTAACAAGTTCTTTTTCTCGATTTGATAATGATTTCCGATCAGGTAAATATTCTAATATTTCAACTTGATGGTTTTCCTTTCCATGTTTATTGATCGAATGCCAGAGTCGTATTCCACTTCCTAAATATCCATCATTCAAGTCATTTGTAGAATGCATTCCTATGTAATATCTACCAGTAATCAAACAAGTTGTCTTGTAGATGTAATGGTACTTGCGCTTATCTGCACGTTGTTTCTTGGTTTCCATTTTGTATCTCCATGATTAACATGAAGATATTTATAGAAACCAGAAGCACTTTTATTCACCGTCGGGGTGACAGTATTCGAAACTGCGACATTTCGGTCCCAAACCGAACGCTCTACCAGGCTGAGCTACACCCCGAAAATTTTTGTCTCCGAGACAGGATTTGAACCTGCATAAGCTTGCTCCCAAAGCAAGTGGTCGACCAAATTGACCCACTCGGAGAAATAATCAAACAAAAAGTAGGAAACGGACTAGTCTACC